TCGTCAACGTGACTCTAAACTACAAACAACTGCTAAAGATTATAAGGTAGGTCAATCACCTAGCCCATTTACTAAGATCAAAAGATAAGATCTTATAACATATTAAATTTAAAAGAGGTGGTTAATCCCACCTCTTTTTTATTGTCTAAAAACAATTAACCATATGTTTAACGAGTTGTTAAAACCATTAAATAATAAAAACCTCAGTTTTTCACGCCTTTAAAGGTGTTTTTTTATATTGTTCATAAATATCAACGATACTTTTTGAGTATGGTTATATTAAGGAGCAACATGATTAAACGTAATAGCCTGTTAGTTGAGCACTTAACTTTTGATGTTGCTCAAGCCAGCGTGATTACGGAATCTGAAGAAAACAGCACTGAGAAAAAAATGTATATGCAAGGCATATTCATTCAAGGTGGTCAGAGAAATCATAATGGTCGAGTTTATCCCGTAAGCGAAATTAGAAAAGCTGTTGAAAATATCAACTCAAACATTGAAAAAAATAATGGCGTTCTTGGAGAGTGTGATCACCCCCAAGAACTACAAATTCACTTGGACCGAGTGAGTCATAAAATTACTAAAATGTGGATGGACGGATCTAATGGTTATGGTAAACTTCAAATCTTGCCAACACCAACCGGTATCATTGTCAAAACATTGTTGGAAAGTGGTGTCAAGTTGGGAGTTAGTTCTCGTGGCTCAGGCAATGTGGATGAAAACGGAGACGTCAGCGATTTCGATATGTTGACAGTTGATATAGTAGCTAACCCATCAGCACCCAATGCATACCCAGTACCTGTGTATGAAGCGATGATGGGCCGTAAATACGGTAATCAGGTACACGACTTAGCTCAGTGTGCAAGATACGATGAATCTGCACAAAGACACCTAAAAAAGATCTTGTTGAGCTATGTTAATGATTTGAACTTTACAAAAGGGAGTAATATCCGATGAAAGATGCATTAACAGAACTTCTTGAAAGCGAAGTTCTTGGCCAAGAGGTCAAGACTGCTCTACAAGAAGCATTTGATACTAAAATTAAACTAGCAGAAACCAAATTGCAAGAAGACTATGCCGCTCGTTATGCACATGACAAAGCAGTATTAGTTGAAGCAATGGACAATATGTTGAGCGATGCTATCGCCACTGAATTGCGTGAATTCAACCAAGATAGACAATCATTAAATCAACAGAGAGTTAAACTTTCAAGATCAACTCTTGAAGCTAAAAAAGTTTATGAACAAAAGATGCGCAAGCATATGGCAATTCTAAACAAATTTATAACTCAACAACTAGAAGAAGAAATTTCAGAGTTTGCAATTGATCGTAAACAATTGATTGCAGAGAGAAAGCAAATGACACGCAAAATTCAAATGTTGGAAAACAGCACTAAGTCAGCCGTAAGCGAGCGAGTTAGTAAGCTGGAAACATTTGTTCTAAAACAACTTAGTGAAGAACTTACTGAGTTCCAAACTGACAAACGTTCACTTGTTGAACAACGCGTCAAATTGGCCACACAGGGTCGTAAGAAAATTCAAGAGAGTCGTGACAAGTTCGTTGCTCGTGCAACAACCATGTTGGATAAGACTTTGAATGAAGTAATTCGTTCAGAGCTCATGCAATGGCGTCAAGATATCAAAGTTGCTCGTGAGAACAACTTTGGTCGTAGAATCTTCGAAGCAGTTGCTAGTGAATATATGGCTAGCTACCTCAGCGAAGGAAGTGAAGTTAAGAAGTTACAACGACAACTTGCTGAAAGCCGCAAGATCATCGCAAAGAAAGATCAAGCAGTTAAACAACAGCAAGCTCTAACAGAGTCAGTTAAAAAAACAGCACAGCAGGCAACTGACCGTGCTCAGCGTTTAGAAGTACTAAACGAATTAACTGGTCCTTTGAATAGAGAAAAGAAAACAATAATGGTTGAAATGCTAGCAGGTGTTAAAACTGCTAATCTCAAAGAAGCATTCAATCGCTATTTGCCAGCCGTGGTTAACGGTAATGCAATGAACAATGCAGGTCCACGCGAGTTGACCGAAAATGTTCAAACACGAACTGTTGCTACTGGCAATCGTTCAATCAAGCTTGTGGAGTCTACTACAGAAGAAGATCGCAGTGCCAAACATGACATTGCGCAAATTCTTCACCTCGCAGGCGTTAACAACCAAGTTAGGGAGAATTAAGATGAGTAAGAACCTCTTCGAAACACATTGGGGCGCTACCAAAAATGCACTATGCGATGGTTTGACTGGCAATCGTAAAAAGGTCATGGAAGTAGTCCTAGAAAATACAAAGCGTCACATGCAAGCTTCTAATGGCGGAATGCTAACAGAATCTGCTAGTGCCGGTGCTACCAGCGCTGGTAACATTGCAACACTTAACAAAGTGATTTTGCCTGTTATCCGTCGAGTTATGCCAACTGTTATTGCCAACGAAATCATCGGCGTTCAGCCAATGACCGGCCCAGTTGGTCAAATCCATACATTGCGTGTTCGTTATGCTGATGCATTCGGAACACCAACTGCAACTGTTCCAGGTGCAGAAGCTCTAAGTCCATTCGAAATTGCTCGTTACTATTCAGGTAACGGCAACAGCACAACTCCAAAGGCCGCACCAGTTAGCGTTCTCGAAGGTACTGCTGGTAAGCGTTTGAACATCCAAATCTTGCGTGAAACTGTTGAAGCAAAAACACGTAAGTTGTCCGCACGTTGGACCTTTGAAGCTGTGCAAGATGCACAAGCTCAACAAGGTATCGACATTGAAGCAGAAATTATGGCCGCTTTGGCTCAAGAAATTACTGCTGAAATTGACCAGGAAATCTTGGTCAGCTTGCGTACACTCGCTGGTACTACATTGACATACGACCAAGGCGCAGTAAGCGGTACAGCAACATACGTTGGTGACGAGCATGCTGCTCTAGCAGTTCTAATCAATCGTGGTGCTAACTTGATCGCTGCACGTACACGCCGTGGCGCTGGTAACTGGGTTGTGGTTTCCCCAACTGCTCTTACCATTCTACAGAGTGCTACTACTTCAGCTTTCGCACGTACAACAGAAGGCACATTCGAAGCTCCAACCAACACCAAGTTTGTTGGTACTTTGAATAACAGCATGCGCGTTTATGTTGACCAATATGCCGCTGATAACACAGCAGTATTGGTTGGATATAAAGGGCCCGGGGAAATTGATGCCGCGGCCTACTATTGCCCATGGGTCCCACTAACAAGCTCAGGTGTTGTTATCGATCCACAAACCTTCGAACCAGTAGTTTCCTTTATGACCAGATATGGTTATATCGAACTAAGCAACACAGCATCATCACTAGGTAATGCTGCTGACTACTTAGCTGGTATCGGCGTTAACACAACAAACTTGAAGTTCCTTTGATTTTGTTTAATAAATCAAAGGTTTAAAAACTGCAACCAAACTAAACCCTGGGAGAAATCCCAGGGTTTTCCTTATATACGAAATACGTAATTACCACAATCCCAATAGCGAGCATATTTGTTGTCCCACATATTCTGCTCTTCGGTTTTATTAGGATCAAAATTAATAAGCCATTTCTTAAGTTCTGCTTTAGAGGCCTTCCACCTAGGAATGATATTTTTGGTATCAGTCCAAAAATATCCTGGACCTGTGGTCCTATGTAATTTAAAACCCATAGACATATATCCAGAACCATTGGATTTTTGAATATCACAATATGTTTCGATATCTCCCTTTATGTTCTTTTTAAGATGGGACACTAACTTTGATCCTCCACCAACAACTGTTATGTTGGGTTTGGAACATATTCTATGTATCTCTACTCCGTCAAAATTTGTGTCAAATCGATGTCTTCCGGCAGATAGTATCATCACAAGTTCGTCGAAATGGTACAATCCGATATAAAATTTACTGCCCATGAATCCTTGAAGATGAAATAAATTTAAAAACGATCTAGCCTCAGTTGAAGAGACTTCTTTAAGTGTACAACTTCTAGCATATATACGTTTGTTTAATCCAAGCTTGCTTTTTAATTGGGATTTGATAATATCTTGTTTGTTGTTCCATTCCCAATCAGTTACATGAAATAGGAATACGTCTCGTTGTTTGGCAAGCAATGTTTTCTGGATGTGTCTTTCTCTATCTTCTATTTTTAATCCTTGAGGGTTTTTGAACATGGGATCAAAAGCATGCCACCTGAGACCGTTTAATTCTATTGCAAAATTCTTTTGAGGAACAAAAATATCTAACTCTAGGTTTTTTAGCACAGACCAGTTATTGGTTTCGTGCGCAATTCCTAATTCATTTAGATAGTCACTGATTTGTTTTTCTTCCACAGAATACCCACTGGTTCTACGAATAACAAAACCATATTGGTTGCAGTAATCTATAACTGTTGAATAATAAACACCTAGTTGGTTTGCAATATCAGCGGCAGATCGTTTATTAATAACATATTCTTGATGCATCCATGTTTTATCTATCAATTTTTCAAATGCTAAAGGACTAACTTTCGGGGCACTGATTTTGTCTTT